TAGGTGGAACAAAAGGAATGGGTCCTCTTGCTCCTAAATTTAAAACTGCAGAAGGTCAACCACTTTATGGAGAAAATTTACAAAGACAAATTCCACGTAAAGCTAGAGTTCCTCATAAAACAGCAACTGAAGAGTGGGGAGATACTTGGCGAAAAGTTCCTCCAATTCCTGCAAGATACGGTGAAACACGCTTAGCCACAGAACAATTTAATAAACAACAAGAAATTAAGAATTTAACACGTTCTGCAAAAGCACAACCAGAAATACCTGGCTTAGGTTCTATGCCTGGAACTACTAAACAAAAATTAGAAACAGCAACAAAAGAATTAGGAGATATTAAAGATGCAGTAGGCGCTGCTAAACAATCACGAGAAGAGTTTGTAAAGACATTACCCCAAGCTGCACAACAATTTCAAAAGTTAGGTAAGTGGAAAGAACCTGCATTAATAGCAGGAGGATTAGCTGCTGCTGTAGGTACTGCAGCTGTTGCTCGTGAATTATTTAGGAAGGCAGCAGAAAAGAGAATTGAAAAAGAAGATCCGGTAGAATATTTACAATATAAGCACGGTAATTTTGCTAGTGCAAAACAAGCTTTAGGCCAACCTACCGCAAGGAATTGGCAAGAGCTTTCTCAATCTCTTAATTAATACAATGTCATATATAGGCGGACCTCTTCCTGGCTCAAATTACGGTTCAGGTTATATGTCAAATGAAGAGTTTAATAGACAACCAGTAGAAGGTGACATAAAAGAGACTGTAATAGATTCAAAAGGTATTGGTGATACTAAGCATTATGGCACTTGGCAAGATTATGATAAAGGAAACGTTTCACATACTACTTCAAATAGACAAAGAGGCGGATTCTTAGCTAGTGCAAAAAATAGAGAAATTTTAAAACAAACATTAAGTGCAGCGGGTAAAATATTTGGTTCTAAGCAAGAAGAAGATGAAGGCATGGGAGGAGGAGTAACTGGTACAGGTAAAGGATTTGGTGGATCAGGGGCCACATTACCTGGTGTAGGTGCTGTTATGATTCCAGGTGAGCATGCACCATTCACCGTTGCAGGAATGAAAGGAAGTAAAGGCTGGGGCGGAGCTGTAGGAAAACTTGCAGGAGGAATTATTGGAAATGTTATTGCTCCAGGCGCAGGTGGTGTACTAGGGTCACAAATTGGTGAAACTGTTGGAGGGATAGTTTAATGATTAAAAATAGTAGCTGTAAAATATTAGATAGGATGATAAATCTTAAGGACGTAAGGTATTAAATTATGGCATTTTGGCTTCCGGCTATAGGTGGAACATTAGGAGCCATCGAAGGATATAGAAGAGGTGGTTTAGGAGGTGCAGTAACAGGTGCTGCTTTAGGCGCAGTAACTCCTAGAGGATTAAGAATGGCAGGTGCTGCATTGGGATCAAAACTTATGCCTAGTTTAGTAAAATCAGGAGTTCCTTTAGCACATAGAATTACATCTACAGGAATAGGAAACCAAGCAGCACTTTTGGGAACAGGTTTAGGTGTTCCTACTTTAGTTGGAGGCGCAGCTGGAGAACTTGTTGGAGGTCCAGGTGCTGGAGGCGCTACACCAGGAGGAACTGCAAGTGGTCCTAACGTTTGGGATATGCAAAAGCCTTGGGGAGGTATTCAAGGTAGCCGTACTTTAGAACAGCAAAGAATCCAAGACCAACTTGAAGCACTTGATAAATTTGGTGCACAGCAATATAAATGGCGTACTCAAATTTCTAAAGATGAATTAATGAGGCAATTAGTAGCAGCTAGAGAAAGACAAAATATTGCTACAGGTGCTCAATTAATTCAGCAAGGTCAAAGAGGTGCACAAGAATTAGGTCAAAGAGGCTTAGCAGGGATGAATCAAATTCTTGCTCAACAATATCAATATAGGTAATCAGATATGTACGATTTTTCTGGCTCTAGTAACTCAAGTGATCTTCTTGATGCAGGATTAGATTTTCTTAGACATAGAATAGTTCCACATTCTGAACAAACAGATCAATTTAGAAATCGTTATATGCTTGATCAACATCAAGGTCAATTTTATGGTACGAATCAACAACCTGTAAATGTTCAGCCTACTAATGTAAAAATTATTCCAGCTACTCCTGCGAGTGGAACAAATACAAGCACAGGTCAAAGAAATGTTGTAGTAAGTCCTACTTCTCAAGTAAATGTTAATCCACAAGAAGTAGGAGTATATGGTGAACAAAAATATCTTAATCCAGAAGATTTAACAGTTTTAACACCTGGACAAAAAGGAAGAAAAGGAATTATTGTTGCAAAAGACGCACCTACAGGATTAGGTGCATGGTTTGCAGGAATAGGAGATGCAATCACGGGACAAAAAACAGATTTAGATAAACAAGGAGGAGTAAACATACAACAACCTGATGGTAGTTGGGCTTATTCAAAAGTCGATCCAAAAACAGGATTCGGTGGAAAATTCGTAGAAGCTGAAATTAATCCTGAATTTACAGCAGATAAAAAAGCTGCTAAAGAAAAATTAATATCAAAACAAGATGAAAAAGAAAAATATCTTAGAGATACAGAACGTTTGAAGCAATCATTAGGTTTACAAAGACAACACGAAGTAGGAATGATCGATCAATTAGCACAACGATCATTAGAACTTGCACGTGCTCGTACACAGATGAATTTAGATGCAAGTCTTGGTTATGAGAAAGCATCTCCACGTGTTGCACAAGCTCAAAGAAAACTGGCATCTGATGCATTCTCAAATGAACAAATAGCAATGGCACAAGCAGCAGCTGCAGCAGGACAAGCTATGTCACATGGCGCACAAAGAAGAGTCGGACGTGGTTAAAAATTACTTGAAGTAAAATTAAAATAATAGTTTCAAATAGATATTAATTATGGGGAAAAAGAAACGTGCGCCCTCCCCAAGGACTGTTTATACACCAGCCCCGCCACCACCTGAAACACATAAAGTAAAGACGTATTCGTATAAGAATCAACGAAAGTTGATGAAATATTCGGGTCATCAAACTCGACGCAATATGCAGGAATCTGCAAGATTAGATCGTGCTAATGAATCACATTTTGCATCACAAGATATACGTCGTTATCAAGCACAAGGTTCAGAGAATCGTTTAGGAATTAAAGTTACAGGACAAGAGAATAGACGATTAGCCAGAACAGAAGGTAGAGAAGCACGTAAAGGATACAGAGTACAAGGAAAACAACAACGTAAAGGGATGAGGACTGTAGGAAGACAAGATCGTCTAACTCAAGCACAGCTCCTCGCAGGACAGGAACGTCAGATTGGTTTAAGAGGTACAGAAGAACGAAGAGCAATTGGAGCTAGAGGTACAGAACAACGTAAAGGAATTGCAGCTACTGGCACAGAACAAAGATTGACGCAATCTCAACTCTTAGCAGGGCAAGAACGTCAAATTGGTCTTAGAGGTGGAGAAGAACGATTAACACAAGGGCAATTATTGTCAGGACAAGAAAGACAAATTGGAATGAGAGGTCAAGAAGAACGTGCAACAATTAGTAGAGGTGCTGAAGAAACAAGAAAAACATCACAACAACAAGAACTCTTTAGACGATTTAAAGAGAATAGAGATTATGATCAGTCTCGAAGCGCCTATCGATCATGAATGAGTGGTTAAGTAACCTCCCTTCTAAAGACAAAGAAACATACTTAACCTTCTGTAAACAAACAAATTCTCCTATTCAGATGTATCTTTATGCCAGATTTTTAGGCTATAAAGGTTCAATTTCTACTTGTAGTGAATGGTCTATAGATCAATTTAAAAAACGAAATTTTAATTCTATTCTTGAAGTAGAAATAGATGCAATGCAGCAAGACATTTCTAAATTAAGAGATGGCATTGATCTTGGAATGGTTAAACAAGATATGGGAGCAGCACGAATTGCTATGTTACAAAAAGAATTACGTGGCGCTATAAAACAACTAAATGATGAAAAACATTTGATTGATAAACAAGGTTTAATTCTTGCAGGTGCAGATCGAGCTTTAAGAGAGATTCTTTTGATCTTTAGAGATGATCCAATAGAAGGACCCTTACAAGAAGCCACAATGGGAGTTTGGACAAAAATTTTACAAGAAGAATCTTAGAGTTTAGTAAGGTAATGTTAATGGATGGCAGGAACCAGTATTTATTCGGTTTATCGCAGAACTGCACGTGCAGCTGCAAAACAACAAGTTGTTAAAAAAACTTCAACTATTGATATTGATAAAGCACGTACCAATTTTGCATATTTTTGTGATGTTGTAGGAGATAAACCTCCTGCAGAACATATGGAATTATGGCATGAGCACCTGTATACTCATGAAGATAGTGAATGTTTAATTTCAATTGCGGGACCTAACGTTGATATTCTTGCTCCACGAGGCTCTGCTAAATCAACCGTACTTGGTTTATTTACTGCATGGGCGATTGGGATACATGCTCTCCATCGCAAACCCCTAAAGATCCTCTATATTTCTTATACTGTTGATGTAGCTCGTCCTAAAAGTGCAGCAATAAAACGAATTATTGAAGATAGTAAGATTTATAGAGAAATCTTTCCTACAGTAAAAATTGCTAAAGGAATTAATTCCAATGAATATTGGAGTATTGATTGGAAGTTCGCAGGAATAAGATCTACAGGTGAAGAAGAATTTAGTTTATGTTGTGCAGGATTAAAAGGTGCAGTGACTTCGAAACGTTCTCATCTTTGTATTATTGATGACGCAATTAAATCTGCTGATGATATTAAAAATAGAGATATACGAGTAGCAATGGAGGATAACTGGAACTCAGTTATTGTCCCAACAATGTTTGAAGGTGGAAGAGCTATATGTCTTGGGACACGTTTTCGTCATGATGACATTCATCAGACAACTTTTATTCCTGATAATGATTGGATCCAGATTGTTCAATCTGCAGTAACACTAGATGAGCATGGAGATGAGAAATCTTATTGGCCAAAAATGTGGTCTTTAGATTATTTAAAAGATAGAAGAAGACAAGCACCCATTAGTTTTAGTTTTCAATATCAAAATCAAATTGTTAGAACTAGTGAGATGTCTATTTCACCAGATCTTATTATCAAAGGACAAATTCCTACTGAATTTGAATGTTTAGGAGTAGGAGTTGATTTATCTGCAGGAATACGTGAAAGAAATGATTATACAGCTTTTGTTATGGGTGGTCGTGTTGGCGACAAAATTTATATTATTGATTGTAAACGTTTAAGGATTATGGGTAACGTCGAAAAATTAGAAGCCATTATGGAAATGATGTATGAATGGGGGGTTGTTCATAAAGACCATGATAGAAATAAAGATGTTTATTTTCCTACAGGAAGTACTGTTGATATTTGGTCAGAAGCTGTTGCATATCAAGCTTCTTTAGAAGCTGATTTTAAACGTATATGTCTTGAAGAACAAGGCCTGCACAATCTTTTATGGCATCCAGTAAAAGGTTTTCGTGGAGATAAAGTTGCACGTTTTAGAGGTATTATGGGATTATTCGAACGTCATAAAATCCGCTTTAACAAGTATCGCAAATTCCAAGCTTTAACAGATGAAATTGTAAATTTTGGAGTTAGTTCCCATGATGACTGTGTAGATGCGTTGGTATGGCTTTGCAATGGATTAATGTCTAGAGGAAAACTAGAGTTAGAGTATTGACGCAATTAGACTATTAAAAGTACCCAACATGTCCTCTCATTTTTATTACGAAGGTATTGAACTTGAGCAAGATGCTTATGGTTCAGCCATCATCAATCTACCAGATGAATTATGTCATGATCTTGGACTCCGACCTGGTGAAAGGTTTGAAGTTGAAGCTGATGATGAATGTTTGAATTTCAAACGAATCGCTGCAGGTTATGTGGTTGAGTCATAATAGAAAAAAAGAAGTAACTGATGAGCGTAACTAATTCTGCTTTTAAATCAATGCTGGATGCAGCAATTAACCGTGACAGTACCGGAGGAGCTGACACGATGTTGATTAATGCTCATCTAGCCCAAATGAAAATGTTTGGGATTAGACAGGGTGTTGAGTTTTATCCAGAGCAAGATAATTTCGGAACACAGCGTTTTGATTTTATTCAACAAGTTATTAAATTCAATCAATTAGATGCACGTCTCGATGCTATTTGGGATAAATTCCTCGCTTGGGGAAAAGGTTTATTCTATATTCGTCCAACAGAAAAAACTTATCGTATTTATTGGTTTGATAAAGATTCTTACCGCAGTTATTATTCTCCTGAAGGTAACTTAGAAGAAGTTATTATTATCTATCCATATAAAGTTAAGGCTTCAAAAGGTTTTACCAATACACAAGTAGGTATTGGAACTAATAAACGTTATATGCGTCTTCGTATCACAATTGACACGATTGAAGAAATGCATAGTGAGCAAGAACTTAGTTTCGATACACCTCAAGAATTTAGTACATTAAATAAAACAGAGACTATTAATACACTTCAATTTATTCCTTGTGTAGAAGTCTTTAATAATCCAGATGCTTTTGGAACAGATGGACGAGGTGATTTTGATTGGATAGCCAATCAGATTGTTGCCCATGATGAGATGGTTAAAAATATTAGAGCAAATTTATCTTTCTTCGGAAATCCTACTTTACTTTCTTCTCGACCTAAGCAAGACATTGTTGAAAGCAACAATGATAATCCTCCACAAAGACCTAGTATTTCTAGCCAATCTGGATTTACTTCTGATCTCAGTATTCTTCAATCAACTTATAAGCAAGATCCTGTAACTCGAAATCCTGCAGGATATATAGGTAGCCCTGGTGGAGGTATGCGTGTACCTAGAGTTATTGCAAATTTAGAACCTACTGATCGTGTTGGTTTTATTACTCCTAATGCAGTTAGTACCGATCAAGCACGGTATGCAGAACAGTTGCGTTCAGAGATAAGATTAGCTCTTGGTGGTATCGATGATCTTTCTGTTCAGAATGTAACAGCAACTGAAATTAAATCTGCATACGGACGTGTTAGCGCTACAGCTAAGAAAAAATGCTTGCAATTATATAACTATGGAATCTGTAAATGCTTCGAGTTAATGATATTCCAGGAAGAACAAATCTTCCGTAAGACAATGGCACAAGCCAGCGGAATTAAATATCCTGAAGCTCCTGAAGATGATTCACCTGAAGCATTAAATAAGTATGAGAAGCAGAAATTAAAATATGAAGATAAATTAGATGCTGCAATTACTAAAGCTGAAGAGACAAAAGAGATTCCTGAAGGAGTGTTAGGGCTTGCACCAGATGGGGTTAGATCAGTTGCATGGAGATGGATGGGGCCTGTTTATGAAGACACAGCACAAGATAAGCTCAATCAATCTATGTTTATAAGAAACCTACAAGAATTAGGGGTAGATAGTATAGAAGCACTGAAGTACTTATTCCCTTCTAAAACTGATGATGAGATAGCAGCAATGTTATCTGGTTTTCCGTTTAGAATGGTAGGTCAAGTACAAAGGGCATATTCCACATTTATTGATTTAATTAATCAAGAAATGCGGACACCACATCCGCAGCAGCCGGACCTTCCGATGTCTGCAGATCCGAGACTCGATCTCACCCCATTTTTATATCGAACACTTGAAAGTTTACAAAAGGAAGTAACCTATGCCGGACGTTATCGCTCAGCCGACCCAATCGGCACCCCAGACATCCCCGACCCAGCCGAGCAATTACGCGGCGGGTCCCGTGGCAACAATAGCCTCACAGGCTCCACAGGTGGTGTCGACAGCCCCACAATGGGTGGCACCGCAGACAACCAGCGTAGCGCCAGCACCTCAAATGCAGGCCCAGATGGGGGCGGTTCAACCACAATACAGCCCTACTCAGTCTTACCCCCAGGCAGCCCCCTCGGTAGCACCGCAGGGACAGGACAATCCTTACAGGGAGGCGTTCAACAAAGTAGTGGGACTCCTGAGTTCACCAGTCCAGCTCCCCTTCCAGGGTCAACCATCAAGTCAGATCTCGGAAACCGTTCAGCCCAATTACAGTTCCCCGCAAGCAACCCAGTACAACAACCAGGGTCAGCTGATCTCGCAGCCTGGGATAGGGAACAACCAGGATTACTACAACGGCTATTCCCAACCTTCACAGGAGATCAGCCAGGAACAGCTCCTCGCAAACGGAGTAAGTCCAGAAAGTCTTGAAGTCATTGACCATTTCGGTCCTGATGCTGCAGCTGTTCTTAACAACTATTCTTGTCAAATAGAAGATCATCTTATTCATACAGACGGTCAACTACAAGAATCAGTCGGTTTACTTAAAGAGTTGTCTAATGAGCATAAAGCTTATGAAACAATTCTGACTAATCCTGATGTTTTAGCTGACTACACATGTGAATTCTTTGGACCTAATGGCCCTTATCCTGTACGTGAAGAGCAAGCTCCTACTTATCAAGCTGTAGGACAAACTGGACAACCTGCACAGGCTCCACAACCACGTGCTGAGCAACAGCAGTTCCAACGTCCTCAAATGCCAGTTCCTCCACAGCCTCAAGCTCCTGAGAATTCTGGTGAATTCTGGAATAACTTTGGCAACTTAGCTGATCGTGATCCACAGAATGCATGGCGTTATTTGAATGCTCAGTCACCTGAGACCTTCAGACAAAAGATGCTCGTAATGGAATAAAGATAAACTTAGTAAATGTAAAATAAAGGGTAGTAATCAACTGCCCTTTTTTTATAGAATTAGATATTATGTCAATTGCAAATGCATTACGAATGGCAGGGCAAATAGGAGCTGGTTTAGGAGCCGTTGCAAAGGCTTATCCAGTACCAACAGCAATGTTAGGAGTTGGTCTAGGATCAATACCAGTAGCTGCTATGCATGGTGAAAAAGCAGCATATGCAGATCCTACTAGAAGTGGATTAGGAGGTACTCTTGGTTATGGTCTATTCGCTAATCCTATAGCAGGAGCTGCGTATGGATTAGGACATGAACGTGGAAGAAATAAAGAATCTGGCATTTTAGGTGATATGGTTAATCAAGTGATACCAGTAGCTACTACACCTCAAGATAAAGCTATAGAAGAATATTTAAGAAGGAGACAAGCTAGACAAGATACGATTAGAAGTCTAGTGAAAGCAGTGAATCCAATGCCTGGAGGATATAATCCTACAATTTACGGAGGTAATATTTAATTATGGCTAACACTCCCGAAGCTGCTTTAGCAAAAGCACAAAAAGTAAAAGAATTATTTGCAGCTCAAGCTTTACAGAATGAGATTGCACAACAACAAGCAAGAGTTAATCCTGAAATAACTTCAGAAGCTATTACAATGCAGCCTCAAGTTATTCAACCTAATTCAAGAATAGGAACTGTACCTAGCAATGTTTGGTCTACAGGAAATTTAATTCCTGGTCCTTCAGGTGAATCAAAATTAGCTGCTACATGGAATCCTTCAATGGATCCTGCAGGTATAACAAACCAACAACAAAATGCTTTGGGTTGGAATAACGTTCAAGTAGGTGCTCCTGATCCTTGGATTGGGTAATAACTAATTAATAACCGACATAAGTAAGTCACTGTTATAATATTTATTAATGGAGCTTTTTGTTCCAGGAGTGATAACAGCTTGTCTGTTATTGAAGTTACTATAACTTCAACTATCAGCTAAACCTTTACGCTGAGTAGACAATGTTTATTGATAACGATTTCCCAAAACTGCTGGGTGCGGAACTTTACCGTCCCCATCCAGCGTATATCGTGGAGATGGCGGTTGAACCCGTCGTAGTCCATGACTTTACAAAACAACCTGGTCAGACTGTTCAGCTTGATCGCTACAGATTCTTTGGCGCTCCTGGTACTAAAACCAGTCGTGAGCGTACTCAAGACCAGACGATAGGTACAGCTAATAGCCGTTCTATTGTTAAAGACAAAGTTCTGGTTTCTCTTCGTGAGTACACCGGACCTGCAGATCCAAACAATACGAACCTTCCTAGTACTTTCAAGATTGCTCGTGAGACCTTGATGACAGCGCAGCGTTTGCTGCTTGACACAGGGAACCTCAACATGTTCCACCAGTCAATAGGTAGTTTAACCCTTTTGGATGATTACCGTCGTTGGCGTGACCGTGTGTTCCTTGATGAACTCTTCAAGGCCGAGTCTCGTGGTAAGTCATCTGATACTCAAGGTGGTTACTACTATCCTGAGAATCCTACAAAGGCTACTAGTACTTCGCTACCTGCATATACAGCAGCTCAGTATGCTTCTGAGCGCTTCAAATTTAATGTTAAAACTGACCTTCTAGAAGTTGTCAAAGGGCTTCGCAAGCGTAACGTTCCTGTCTTTGCCGACGGTTACTATCGTTGTATTGCCGATCCTTCTTTCATGAAGGACATGAGAGCCGACTCCGGCTTCCGTGAAGTTGCTCGCTATCCTGGTATGGGACAGCCTAACCCTCTAATGGGTGCGCAGTCTCCTAACTCTGCCGTTTACGGTGGTGGCCAGTATGGACAAGCTCAGTTTGTTGGCGGTGAACCCGTCATGCCTTCAGGTTTCGTCTTTGAAGGTGTAAGGTTCTTCGAATCAACCAACATGCCTAGTAAAACCATTTCGGTCGATATTGGTGATGGTAACGGTGCACAGACACGTGACACCCCTCCCGCCCTCTTCTTCGGACCTCAGTCTGTTGGTGTCGGCATTGGTGGTCCTAACGCTCAAGTTTTAATCAATAACAATGATGACTTTTCACGATTCATTATTTTGATCTGGCAGCTTTATGCTGGCTTCGCAAACTTGAACAAAGACTTTACCACTGTTGGTTTCACCATCACTGAAACATATTGATAGGAGGTAATTAACTTAAAATGGCAACTTACAAAGCTGATGCTGGGGCAATTCTTAATCCTGGCAACCAAATTAACCGTCTATCCTCCTATAACACTGAAGGAGTATATGGCTGGCCTGGATTAGAACTTTTTGAACTAATTGGTTATGCAAAGGTTTCAAACCTTTCTGCTGATAAAGGTTCTTATAAGAGTTTTGATCTAATAATTCCTTCTCCTGATCGTCGTCCTGGTGATCGTGTAAGGAATGATCGTACAAGCATGGTCGTTCAAGCAAGTGCTGCTCGTCCTGCATATATTTATGGTGCTTCTATTGCTGTCGGTCAGGATATTCCTGCTGGTGGTCTAGCAACATATCCTGCGTCTCCTGTAACCGCTGGTCTCGGCGCTACTACAGGTGAGCTTCTACTATTAGGTCCAGCCAACAGCGCTGTACCTTATGGTGTACCAACTGCACAGCTCAATGGTTTAGCTGCTGCTTCTTCTTCACTTACTGCAGCTAGTTCTGCATTTGCAGAAGGTGCTGCTGATACAACCACAGGTGATGTACCTTTCTGGACAACTGTAACTTCTACCATTGCTCGCGCTGATGCTGCGAATTCAATGATGTATAAAGTGACAGCAGATACTACGATGAAAGTTTTCAACGTAGACGCTATTACTGATACTTCTGTATCTGGTGATGGTGTATACATCAGTCAGGCTGATTCAGACGCTGGACGCGCTGGATATATTCTTGGTCGTGTCAACTATCTACGTCCTGCAACCAATGTATCTTGGAATGATATTCAAGAATTCATTGACTTTGCTTCTCAAGTAGGTGGAAACGACGAGTAATCTAGATTTATAGATTAAAAAAAGAAAGACTAGTCTTAATGGCTAGTCTTTTTTATTGCTCTAAAGATTAATCAAGGTATTGTACTAATAGTCAATTTAGATAGTAATGCTTTACCAGTACAAGCCAACTGGGTCTCTTGTCGAGAAAATTTCTCAACATGGGGATGGAATCATAATGTGTATAGATTCGCAAGATGAAGTTCTCTATGTTGAAGAAAGTGAATTAGTTCCTCATTTAGATGCGACAAGTGACCAAGTTAAAACAGAAGAACGTCTTACAGAACAATTAAAAGCAGAAGGTGTTAATCCAGCAAAACCAACAAAAAAAGAAACTTTTCCAATTGATGTTAGATTAAATGTCAATACTGCCAGTGCAAGACAGATAGCTGATGCGTTGCCTGGTGTAGGATTAAAGACAGCCAGGGATATTAAGGACTTACAAAGTTCTATGCTTGGTGAAAAGTTCATCAAATTAGAACAGCTTAAATCTATTAAGCGTGTTGATTGGGATGAATTAATTAAAGAGAATCTTATTCGCGTTGAATAATGCAACTTGATAGCTTTCTTAAGTCTAAAATTCGTTGGCATCTAGGTTATAACCAAACCTCAATACCTGCTGGCGACCTTGCAAGACTTGAAGAAGCTCTTGATAATATTCAAGATTCTTTCTGGTATTCAAAAATAACTGAACAAATTACCCGTTGTGATGAAGCTGAGAAGCGGACTGATATGACAGGTAGTGTTAATAATTGGAACACCCCAGCAGGAAGAAGAGAAAATATTGCAGGTGATGTTGACCGTACAGTTAGTACAACAGATTACAAAGATACTTTACGAGCATGGAATACAATATATTTATATGAAACAGATCGTTTAGCACAACATTTATATGTCCCGAATTATCGAAATCCTGAACAAGCCAGATATCGTTTTGAAAGAGAAGGTGCAGAGTTTATACAAGCTCTTCCTGGTCCAGCTGATGTGGCAATAGGTACGCGAATGATGCTAGCAACATCTTCTCGATAAAAATATGCGTTAAAATAGTTATATAAATAGGATATTTTCTAATGGCTAAAGGTAAAATGCCACCTCAGTTACTTGAATATTTTAAGAAAAAAGTATCAAAAGAGAACGGAGACAAACCAGAGACAGATGAATCTAAACGTTCAGAAGCACTGTCTAAAGCTAAAGCGAAAATAGAAGAAAAGAATTCTCAATCACGTGCTAAAAAAGAAACAACTAATTAAAAAGGCATTACAACAACCTGATTTATATACCTCTGCTGAATTAATCTATTTAAAACTTTGGAAAACAGAAAAAAAACGTTTGAAAAAGCTTAGAAAAGTTAAGAAGAAATCTAATTAGAGTAGAATAAATCATAGTAAAGGTAACAAAAAATTGGCATCCACTTCTACGAATAAGCAACCAATGCTGCTGGATAGACCAGCAACAGAAAGTACATTGGTTACAGTTGCGTCAGGTCAACTCTTTTCAACAAGTTTAATTCCTACTGCTGTTGGTAATACAACTAAAGTTTTTGATGTAGATTCTGCATTATCAGATAGTTCTATTAGTGGTGCATATATTGATGAAATCTGGATTCGTTATACTAAAGATGTAGCTATATTTATAGATGCACAAGGAGCAGGTGCTGCAACATATACACAAAATAATGGCTCAGGCGGTGCAGGAAATATATTAACTGTTACTCTTGCTAACCATAATTTCAAAGTAGGTCAAAAAGTTTATTGTGATTTTACATCAGGTACTGGAGTTGACCAAACAATTACAACTACTGCAGTAACTCCAACAACTTTTACAGCTACAGCTAATAATTCAATTAATGATACAGGTAACGTTAGTGTTTATACTCCTGTTGACATTTGTTTTTATCTATTAAATGTGGGAACCATTACTAATGTTAATCAATTCTTTCCTTTATTTATAGCGAATATAGAAGCAGTTGTTGATGATCAAAATTATAGTTTGACTTTAAAAGAAAAACTTCCTTTTATTAATACTCCAGTTCCACATTCAGGAGATAATTTCGGAACACAATTTAATGAAGTGTCACCTAAAACACGTGGTTTAATTCTTCCAACAGGTACAGCTTTATACGCATCTGTAAGTGGAACAACTGCTTTAACTAACGGTTTCTATGTTAATGTCCAAGGTGGATATTATTAAACATGGAAGAGTTAGATAAGTTTAGAAAAGAATTTGGATATGAAGATTTAACTTCTTCTTATAAAGATCCTTGTGGAGATATTGGAGTAAAAAATATGAATGCCATGAACTGGTGTAGAGCTAATGATATTGCTACAAAATGGCAACAAGGAACAAGATGGGGACCTAGGACTCAATATCCTAATCCAGCTCAGAAACATCGTTAATAAATGCCTAGGAAAACCGCAAGTTTTGGTGCATCTTTTGATACATCTTTTCAAAAAATGTCAGGTGGTTTTGATAGGGGCTTAACAGATTACAAAGAAAAGATAGCTTTTGAAGCTCTTAAACCTTATCAATTTTTTCCACCAGGTGAACAACCTGAATACAGTCCTATTCGTTTTTATGATCAAGACGGATCATGGGTTAGATGGAGACGTGGGTATGAACTTTATTGTATAACTCAAAGTTATTTAGGCTCAAGTGCTAAAGAAAGAAATAGTCGTGGAGATTTCAGAATGTATCTTACATTTGAATTATTTCCTGGTCTATTTATTCCTGCTCGAATTTTTACCTTTCCAAGTAGTGGGCCTGAATATGGAGAATATACTGTAGGGATCAGAGATACAAATGGATTTAATTTTTATAATGTTGGATTACCTATTGATTCAGTTAGATATTTAACAGCACCTAAAGCTGCTACATATAATAAAACTGGTACAACAGTTGTAGTTACTCTTATTGATCATGGTTTACGTGTTGGCGAAAGTGTCTATTTAGATTACACCTCTGGTACAGCAGTTGATGAAACATTAACTATTTCTTCAGTCACTAATAATACATTTACATGTACTAGTTCTGTCTCAGTTACTACTGGTGGAAATGTGCAAGTACGTCAACAATTTGCTGATACAGCTGAAGGATTTGCAGATACCCGTTGGACAGAACAAAGAGTAACAGTACGTTTTTTACCAACACCAGTTACATTATTTAAAGGAGAACGTTTAGCAGATCGTGTCATAGAACGTGATCCTGGAATAGCTTGTACTTATTCTCAATCAACATTTACGATTACGGTTACATGTGCTTCAGCACACGGCCTATCTACAGGCAATAAAGTTTTCCTTAACATAACCAGTGGGAATGGTATAACTAATATTTATACAATTACAGTAACAAGTGTCACACAATTTACAGTAATTTCTAGTGCCAGTACAACAACAAGTGGAGCAGGCACTGTTGATAGAAGAATTAAAGGATATGATTATAACAATTATGTAGGATATACAGTAACTGGAGTAGATTTAACTACTAATGAAATACTATTCCAACGTGAGGATAGTTATGGAACAAAAATAGTTAGTGATAAAGCTACAACATCAGTACCCGCTCATCGAGGATTTCTTACTAGTTCTAAAAGATTTTTAACAACTGAAATTCGTTATCAATGTAATTGTCCTGACTTTATGCGGCGTAAAGATTACAATTTATATAAGAAAACGGATGAAGAAAGATTTCCTCGTACAGGGATTAGTTCTGTAGTTCCTGGATCAAGACAAGATAAAGAAGGCGACATTATAAATACTAGAGATGATATTGGTGTTTTTAGTGACTTTGGATATTCACCTGTTAGTAATTTCTATCAAATACCAACGTATGATGATACGTCCGATTCTTCTTTCATGAGTTTACAGTACTATCAAACACGTTGGTGCAAACATATTTATGCAGCAATGTTTTCAATAGTACATGATGAAGGTAATGAAAAATTTAGTTTAAAAGCTACTTACACACAAACAGGAACAAATGTTACTGTTACATATATAAATCATGATCTATTAGCTAATACAAGAATAAAAATAGACTTCACTAGTGGTGATCTTATAGATGGTGAATACACAATAACTTCAGTTATAGATGCTAATAACTTTGTTATTGTCTATCCTTATATAGGCACTTCTAGTGGTTATTGCACAATTAAGAATTTAAATATGCATGAATATGTAGGTACTTGGTTATTAGAACCTAATGATCAACCTGTCGGAGATGCCTTGAATATTTTTTATAAACGTTTTGAGAAAGAACAAGATAGAACTAAAAAAGCAGCCGAAAGAATGTCAATGATGGGCTATGGATTGCCTTGGAAAGGTAATAGAGAGATTAAAGAGGGAGCAAGTAACTTACCAGAAGAGATAGCTGAATTTAATCCAAATCTTGTCACCATGAAATTAGTTGATGCTGTTAAAAGAGAAGATAAAAAATTAACTCGCGATGGAATATTAATGAATAAAGCAGCAACAACTTTAATGACAATGCAAAAAGTTTTAAATTTAGATTTTGATTTAATTGAAGATATACGTATAGGAATGCTTACTCAGCCTTTAATTAACTATACAGACGATTTTCAATTTGGTGAAGTAGAAGGAGGTACCTATTTAAATGGAATACCTGATACAGGAAGTGGGGTCAGTAAAATGGATTGTTCAACATATAATCCTGTTGTTTTCCAAGATATGAATGTAGATTCCAATATCTATATCAACTAGAAATTTGCTATGACCATTCAGATTCTTAGTCGAAGATCTTCTCTCCTTAACGACAGGCCTGTACCAACTCGAATAGGAGCTGGAGAGCTTTGTGTTAATACGAATGCAAGCGATCCTGGACTTTATTTTGCAGATAATACAGCCTCTCCTAGTACAGGATTAATTAAAGCTGGTCCTGTTCATATCGGTTCAACACAGCCAAATAATTCTCCAACAGGCTTTACTAGTTTTTCAAAAGGAGAACAATGGTTAGATACAGCCAGTACACACGTTTTAAAAATACATGATGGAACTAGTTGGCAGCTTCCAAAAGCAATAGCATCTGTAACTAGCTCAGGTTATCCTTCTAATCCTGTTAATGGACAACTCCACTATAACGAAACAACCCCTGCTTTATATATTTATAGAACAAGTACAAGTACTTGGGTTGCTATTTAGATTTTTGTGAAATGAGATAAGCATTCAAAAATTCCCAAATCTTATCTAATTTTTGATTAACACTGTTCATTTCACGGATAAGATCTTGTTTCATAACATAATCTCGAAGCATATCATCTTCGACTCGGTTAATTTTTTGTTCTAATTTATAAAAGCGTTTTTGCAATTTACCATTAAATCCATTTATAGCTCTAACAACTCCAGCAAAAGCTGCTAGAGCACTTGTAATAGCAATAGCAATTACTTCTGGAGTCATTCTTTTATTCTAAAGGATTTAACAACTTAGAATAAGAAACAAGTATCGAAGATTATATGGCCTCATACGAGCCAAATGTGGAAGGTGCAATAAATGCACTTATAGATTTAATGACCGCTAATGCGTTTACGATGACACGTAAACCATATGCAAATAATTATCGTGGATTAGTAGATGCAGTTGTTGATTTAAAAGAAGGCTTTCCTACATTTTCTCCTGTTCGTGTTGGATTTGATGCGACGACCTTTGAAGCAGTCACTAATGGGGATGCATTATATATGCGTACATCAGATGGACAAGTAGGAAAAGCAACTGCTGCTGCTGGAGGTTCAGAGGCTGCAAGTGTTGTTGGATTTGCGGATAGCACTGTTGGTTCTTCTAATACAGTCAAAGTTGTTGTTATTGGTGTTAAAACTCTTTCAGGATTAGATGCTGGAGATCTTTATTATTTATCTCCAACTACAGCAGGAGCAATGACAACAACAGCTCCTTCAGGTTCAGGACAAGCTGTTACTCGTTTAGGTGAAGCAGCGACTACTGCAGATTTTAGTATTCAAATTGAACCACCTATACTTCTTGTCTGATGCCAAATCCAGGAGTTCTTGATCATGAACCATATGAATCTAATGATGTTGGCTTAATTGGCGCATTAATAGATTTAAAAGAAACAATGGCCGATAAACAGGTTTACTCTGTTGTTGGTTATCGTTCTATAGCTTTTGAAAATGTCGCTCAAGGTGAGGCACTTTATGCAAGAAGTAGTGATGGAAAAGTAGGAAAAGCAATAGCTAATGATACTTTTGATAAAGCATTAGTAGCAGGGTTTGCTGAAACAACAAAAAGTACAGGAGAAACAGTTCAAATTGTAGTTAGAGGTTTACTTGCAACATCAGGATTAGATCAAGGTGATGATTATTATTTATCTGCTGCTTCAGCAGGTTCTATTACAAAAACACCGCCCTCATCTGCTAGTCAATATTTAACGCGTATTGGCGAAGCTGCAGGGTCAACTCAATTAATTATTAAGGTTGATCCTCCTGTTCTTTTACGTTAAAAACTTTAGTCATCGTAAGATAGAAACAATGAGCAGTTCCCTATTGATAACGAACTCCAGAAGATTGGATTAAAACATGGCAACTAGAAATCCACTAATAATTGTCTCTGGATTATTCCAAGAGTTAAATACTTCATCAGACAAATTAAATTTCGCTGGAAATACTACAGCTGATCTTAGTGAAAATACTAATCTTTACTATACAAACGCTAGAGCAAGAGGCGCTGTTTCAATAACAGATAGTGGAGGTGACGGCAGTTTAGCTTATAACAGCGGTACAGGAGTTATTACATATACTGGACCATCTGCTTCAGAAGTTAGAGCACATATCAGTGTTGCATCTGGTTCAGGTCTAACTTATTCATCTGGAGAAATAGGAACAAGTGCAATTCCTAATGCTCAGTTAGCAAATGATGATGTAACAGTTGGTAGTACAGCGATTGCTTTAGGTGCTACAGCAGGAACTATTACAGGCTTAACTTCTTTAGCATCAGGAACTTTAATAGCAGGTGTAGAAGATGCAGCAAATGCTATTGAAATTACTAGTGGAAGTATTATTTTTGAAGGATCGACTGCAGATGCTTATGAAATATCACTAACAGCAACTGATGCATCCGGTTCAGACAAGACGATTACACTGCCTGATGCGACAGGTACAGTTGCTCTTACAAGTGATATTGTTTATCCAGTAACTACTTCTAATTCAGTTACTCTTACTAATAAGACAATTGCTCTAGGAAGCAATACAATTTCAGGAACTACTGCACAATTCAATACTGCATTAACAGATGGAAGTTTTGTAACTTTAGCTGGATCTGAAACACTAACTAATAAAACTTTAACTTCACCAGCAATTAATTCAGGAATATTAGATGCTCCAACATTAAAAGCTACTTCCGCTACTGTTGCAGGTAAGATTTTATTTAAAGAAGGTACAGATAATGGAACAAATACAGTAACTTTACTTGGAGCTGCTGCTACTGCAGATGTAACTCTTACTCTTCCAGCAGAAACAGGAACAGTACTTTCAACAGGCTCTTCTATTGCCAATAGTAATCTTGCTAACAGTTCAGTAACAATAGGATCAACAGCTGTAAGTCTTGGAGCAACAACAGCATCCCTTGCAGGAGTTACTTCTATAACTTCCGCTGCTGTAGTTACTGACGATGATGGATTTAGAGTTCGAGATAACTCTGACGCAACTAAACAATTAGCTTTTGAATGCTCAGGAATTACGACTAGTACAACACGTACTATGACTATTCCTGACGCAGACGGAACGATCGCAACGCAAGCATATGTTAATGCACAGATAACAGCAGAAGATCTTGATGTAAGCGATGGAACTACTGCTATTTCTATTGATTTAAATTCAGAAACACTAACACTTGCTGGAGGTACAGGTGTAACAAGTACAGCAGCTACTAATACAGTTACTTTTGCAATTGACGCAACAGTTGCTACCTTGGCTGGTTCACAGACCTTAACAAATAAAACAATAACTGCACCTACTGTTTCTTCATTAACTCTTAGTGACGCATCAATTATTTTTGAAGGTGCTACTGCGAATCTTCATGAAACAACAGTTACAGTTACTGATCCAACAGGTGATAGAACAATCACATTGCCTGATACAACAGGTACAGTTTCTTTAATTACAGCTACAGAAACTCTTACAAATAAAACATTTACAGATCCTACA